AACCCCTATGTCTTAGGGTGTTACAACTCCAGAACGTCAAACGAGGGGGATATCCAGAGCCTTAGTCATGACCTACGCAAGGGGGAAGAGTCCCCCAGAAAAAGCCAAAAAAAAGAGGAAAGGGATTTTGAAAAGGAGAGGGGAGGGGCTTAGAAAATATCGGTTTTCTTTAGGGGGTCCTTTGCTCAATGTAGTAGTATTACCCAAACACTCTAAGTATCTGATAATTTTTATTACCTTTGTATATGGAACTTGAAATTCACAACAGAATCAAGATAGGATTTGCTTTAGGGTGGTCATATTTTGGAAGAGATAGAGAGTTTGACTATTCTGAAGTAAACATTTATTTTGGTCTTATAAGCTTTAAAATTACATATTAAACATGAAAAAAATAAACACAGGACATATGAGTGATTACGTAGAAGGTCTTCACGTAAAAGAAGGTAGATTAATTAATTCCAGACCAGATGGTATTTCAGGAATTCAACAGGCTGCTAATATTAGAAGAGCTGTCAAGAAATCAGAGAAAATTAATACGATAGTTGAGGCTATTGAAATTGCAGATATGAAGAAAAGTATTGGAGATTACATATAATATTCCATGTTGTTTTTGCAATAATGATGAGATAGCTACGGCTATCTTTTCTGTTTTAGCACAAACTGGGACGGTTGGAAATACTTTAAACTACGATTTAGCTCCAAAATATGTTGTTCTTATACAATATATGTTGTTAATATGTTGAAAATATGTTATGGCAAGTACTATAAACATTGAAATATGTTGAAATGTTGTTTTTTATCCTAATTTTATAATAATAATAATAATAATAATAATATAAATATATATATATATAGTAGTAGGAAAATAAAACTAACATTATAACATTTTGATTTTACAGAAATTTGTTATAGATTTGTATAAATTAAATTTAATGTAATGGAACAAGGAGGATATTCACCCAAGGAATTACACTTCGGACAGGAAGGTCAAAAGAAGCTTATTAATGGTATTACTAAGATGGCTAATGCGGTAAAGAGCACATTAGGTCCGATGGGTAATACGGTACTTATAGAATCTCCAGACCAACTAGGAGGACTAACTGTAACGAAAGACGGTGTAACCGTTGCAAAATCCATAGCTTTATTAGACCCGGTAGAGAACCTTGCGGTAAAGATGATGCGCGAGGCGGCTGACCGCACGGCTACGATTGCTGGAGACGGCACAACTACGGCGATAGTATTAACGGAGGCGTTAGTAAAGTCGGGTATGAGTAGGATTTCATCAAAAGACAACAAGACTGAGGTACTTCGTGAATTGTTGGCGGAGACCAATTCAGTATTGAAGCTATTAAAAAAAACAAGTAAGCCGGTAAACAAACGTATGTTAAAAGATGTGGCTACCATATCTGCTAACAACGACAATACAATCGGTTCAATAATCGCAAATACTTATAATGCGGTTGGTGAGAATGGTATAGTTACGGTAGAGCGTTCTCAAACTTCAGAGACGTATAACGAGACGACAGATGGTTTAAAGATAGACCGTGGGTATTCATCCAATCTATTTATTAATAACCATAAAAAAGATGAGTGTGTTTTAGAGGATGTGCATATTCTGGTGTCTGATGCAGAGATTGGGAATTTATTAACGATAGAGAACATACTAAAGCCGATTATATCGGACAATAAGAAATTACTAATAGTAGCACCTTGTTCTACTAATGTCATAAACACCCTTGCGGCGAATGTGATGAAGAACAACTTGAAAATTTGTAACATCACTCCTCCAAATTTCGGTTACAAACAACATGAACTAATGCAGGATATAGCTCTTGCTGTTGGTGCTACTTATTTTTCAGAAAAGACAGGAGATGATTTAAGTATAATTGATTTTAAAGACCTTGGACACGCCAATAAAGTAATTGTTGGGTCGGATACGACCATCGTTCTTAAAAACAACAAAGATAATACCACGGAGGTAAAGGATAGAGTGGAGCAGCTATGGGATGCCCATAAGATGGCACACAAAAAAACAGACAAAGATTTTATATTGTCGAGAATCGCATCGCTTACAGGCGGGATTGGTGTTATATATGTTGGCGGTAACACCGACCTCGAGCAGAAGGAGCTCTATGACAGAGTTGATGATGCAGTGTGCGCGGTGCGCTCGGCTTTATTAGAAGGTATTCTCCCAGGTGGGGGCGTAGCACTATATGAATTTCATAATTCACAGTTAGCGAAATCTAAGTATGGTAAAAATGAGTCGAAAAAAATAGCTAGCGCTATTTTAGCGGACGCACTTCGTGCGCCGCTTGCACAAATCCTTGAGAACGCAGGGTTGACAGAGAAGGATATTTATCCTCCAGATGATTTCCTGCCAGGAAGAGGGTATGATGTAAAGGCGGGTGTTTATGGAGACATGTTTAAACTAGGAATTATAGACCCTATGAAAGTTACAAAGATTGCACTTCAAAATGCAGTGTCTGTAGCGATAACTATTTTATCTACTAACGCTATTATTACTATGGCACGAAGTTATGATGCAGAATGAAATGTCCACAATGTGTAGGTGATTTAATTTGGGGTGGAGATAGTGAATATGAAGACTATAAATCCAAAGGAGTTGGGATTGTTTCTAGCTCATCTTGTCCAGATGAAAAGTGTTCTGTAGAAACTGTGTTAATCTATACAAATTAATTATGGAAATAAATGGAAGGGAAGTTGGTCGTTTTGTAATCAAAAAAACGTGGTGTAAAGTTGATTGTATTGAAGAAGATGGGCCAAAGTTAAAAGTAATTATAGAACGTGTTAAGGTTTTAGATAAACACGGAGAGTATATTAAATTTGAGAAACTTGAAAAAGTAAAAGAGTATTTAACTGAGTTTCCAGACTTACAAATAACAATAGAATAATTATGAAACCAATAGGAACAAATATTGTTATAAAAACAATTGAAGAAGAAATCAAAACCTCATCAGGATTATTATTGTCTTCAGACGATGCTAACCAACTAAGATACAAAAAAGGATTGATAGTAAAACCGGGTACAGATGTGACGGTTATAAAAGAAGGTGATAAAATATATTACGACAAGAGAGCGGGATATACAATGCTTATAAATAATGAACCCTATACAATCATTTCTCAGAATGATGTCGTTGTTGTTTTATAAACTTATTCATTTCTATTATCATATTGCGATACACTTTATCTGAATAGGATACTTTTTTCTCAAACATAGGATTCCCTAATTTAGAAGTTGGAATCTCCTCCCCATTTAGTTTTTTATAAATAGAGTCTACTACTCTTTTTGTTTTATAAGATAACGAATACAAAGTCTTGTGTCTTTTTCTACTTCTTCTAAATACTTCTATCCATCCATTCGCTAGTAGTCTTTTAAATCTAGCCTCATCCCAGCTAAGTAAGTTGTTAAATTCTTTAAATTTTTCTTTACTAAAGTACATTTCTGAGTTCAGAAAGAGTATCATATCTAGGTCGGCTGGAGCAAGTCCATACTTCGCTTTAAAAAAGTATCTAATTACTTTCCAGTATTTTAAGTAGTCATTTTTCATTGGATTTAATTTAGTAAATTTGTACAAATATATTTAATAATACTCAACCCCGCCAATATGAGAGAAGAAAAAAGAGATTTAAGACATTACATCGGAGCCTCCGGAGTATTTATATTAATAATTTTAATACTTTTATTCTTAAGTTTCAATGAGATACCACCTGTAAACAAAGATATTGTTGTTTCTATTGTAGGTATTTTAGTTGCGAGCCTAGGAATGGTTGTATATACCATCATTGGGCAACAACCAGATGAGGTGAATAAGCTTCAGAAGAAAAATGAGTCTTTAATGGCGAATGCAGACCAGATGGAAAAGAGGAATGACCAATTGGAGGAGATGATAATTGAAATTCAAAAAGACATTATAACTAAATTAACAGATTTAAACGAGAAAAAATAATATTATGGCAAAGAAAAAAACAGTAAAATCTAATAACACTGCTTATAAATTAAAAAAAGCAAGAGGATTTTCAGCAGGAGCAGGAACTGGTAAGAGAAAGATAATAACTAAAACACCTACTAGTATCTACGTAAAAAAAGAAAAATCAATAAATAAAATCACTCCTAAAACTAAAAGAAAATTATAACATTATGGCATATCCAATAGGACACAAGGACTACGGTAAAATGGGGCCGAAGACAGTAGAAGAATACCAATCCCTAAACTTTAGTAATAAAGACATTAAAAAAATAACTAAAAAAACCGGCCCGGCTGGAAGTGTTATTGTAACAAAGAAACCTGTTACTAAAGCTTAATACAAATAAAAAGACACAAGGAAAATATTAGTATCTTTGTAGGGTAAAAAGAATTAAGATGGCAAATTGGATTCAAAAAGCAACAAAGGGCATGCGTAAAGATAAGCCATGCACTGGAAAAAAGTTCGGTGGACCTACTTGCAAAAAAGGAACAAAGAGATATAACTTAGCGAAAACATTTCGCTCAATGAAGAAATAGAAATGAGAAAATTAGGAGCATGGCTTATAAAAGCCGCTAATCATATTAGTAGTTTTTTCAAATACTTAAAATGTAAATGGAATCACTTTTTGATTTTAATCTCTTTTAGTGTAGAGTCGTGTGAAAACAAAATATGTACTTGTAAACAATGAAGTCAAAAGGACTGGGAGATACTATACATAAAATAACAAAAGCAACAGGGATAAAAACTGTAGTAGATTCAATATCTAAAGCCGCAGATTCTGATTGCGGGTGTGACAAACGCCGAGACACATTAAATAGAGTTATACCTTATAAATAAAAAATTATGTCATATCAAAAATTACAAGCCCAACGTGCAGCAGCAGTAACACCTAGTGATACTATTGATATACCCAGTATATCTACTGACCCAGGAGCCGGAAGAAATAATGGATGTGTTTTATACGTTGGAATTGCAGGAAATCTAAGAGTAAAAACAACAGGAGGTGACATTGTTACCTTTACAAATATTAACACCGGAGCTTTTATTCCGGTTCAAGTTTTAAGAGTATATGCTACAGGTACAACTGCCGCTAGCATATTAGCTTTATGGTAAAAAATAGATAAAAATGGCTTTAATAAACGCAATTGGAATTTTTATTAGCTCAAATTTATCAGCTCAAGCACCTCCGTTCGGAAGTACTGATATTGTGAGTGAGCTAAACGTACAAATGGTAGATGAAGTAAATAGTGATGACTTAATAACAGAAACAACATAAGATGGCAATAAAATTTTCCCAATTCGCAGTAGGAGCAACAACAGCTGATGTAGACTTTATAGTAGGATACAAGGCAACTGAAAATGTTCAAATTCCAATTGGCTTAGTTACTGCCAATACAACCTATAGTGTATCCACAGCTCAGGCTGGGCTCAACGAAACACTAACTTTAACAGGAGCAGGCCCGGCAAGCACGGATGATATTACTTTTACAGCAGGAGCAGATATTGTTTTAACTGATGACGGAGCAGGAAATGGATTTACTATAGCTTCTAACGGCCCTCAAGGGACTGTTACTTCTGTAGGCTCTACCTCTGGAGTAACGGCTTTAACGCTTGTTACGAGTGCAGCCTCTCCAACCCCTGTATTAACATTAGGAGTTACTGGAGGTACACCAGGGCAATATTTACAACAAGACGGAAATTGGGAAACATTACCTCCTGCCGATACATATACATTGCCAATAACTGGGAGTGCAGCAGCTGTTACCGCTACTCTTACTGGAAACGCAGGAGATACTGACCCTGTTCTTATTACCGGAGGAACAAACGTTGCTTTCTCAAGTATTACAGCAGCAGGCTTTACTGTTGACGCTACAGACACAAATACTACATACGACCTAACAACTACTACTACAGCAGATGGGCAAACTAATGTTCCTCTAAATTTAGTTCCTTCAACAGGAGCAACAGATGTTCTAAACTTAAAAGGAGCAGGAACAGTTACCATTGAAAGTGATTCCGGAACAGGAGTTGTTACAATTACAGGAGGTAGTCTTGGAGATGTTACTTCATTTAATCAGGTTTCAGGAGCTGCATCAACAGGAGCAGCACTAACTGCAGCCGGTACAGGAGCAGGGCCATACACTGGAACTGTAACTGTTGCATCAAATTCTTATGCTGGGGGAGCAAATGTGGGGCACGTCCCATCTGGAGGAGCAGCAGGACAATATTTAGACGGAGCCGCTGGAGCTTGGACAACAGTAACAACCGGCTCAGTAACAGAAGTAACTTCAGCAGATGTAAACTTAATTAGCGTAGCAACCGGAACAACTACACCTGTTCTTACCGCTGTAACAGGAGCTGTAACTGGAGCTTCTACTAATTTAGCTACAGGAACTCAAATACAAACAGCAATTGATACCGCATTAAGCTCCGCTTTAATTTTTAAAGGGGGATATGATGCCTCTACAAATGCGCCGGTATTAGATAGTAGAGGAACTCCAATAGCAATTTCAGTTGGAGACACTTATATAGTAAGTGTAGCAGGAACTTTTTATGGTGATGCTGTAACTACTGGTGAAACAATGATAGTAAAAGTGGACAGAGCCGCTGGAGCTTCAACTGCTGCCGATTGGACAGTAATACAAGAAAATATTGGATTAGCAACTACTACTACAGCAGGAATTTCTAGCTACTCAACAGCTGGAGGACTGGCTGTAGACGGAAATGGTGTTGCTTCAATAGCAAATTCAGGAGTAACCGCACTACGATTAGATACTGATTCTGTAATCACGACCAAGATATTAGATGCAAACGTTACAACTGCTAAAATAGCTGATAGTAATATCACAATTGCTAAAATGGCTGACGATTCTGTCGGAGCTGCCGAGTATGTTGATAATTCAGTGGGAGCTATTGCCTTAAATGTGGCAGGAGATGGAACTGTTGGACAAGCTCTTTTATCAGACGGGGATGGAACTATGTCATGGGGGGCTGCTGGAAGCAGTTATACTGCCGGGGACGGAATAACATTAAACGCTTTAGAGTTTGATTTAGATGCAGACCTTACAACAGTAACATCTGTTTATAACGCAGGATTAAAAGTAGGTCGAGCTGTTAATGATGACTATATTAGTTTTGCAACCGATAACCAAATTAGCACTTTCATAGGAAACGCTGAAAAAATGAGGTTAGACTCTTCATTTGATTTACAAGTTGCTGGAGACGTTGTCGCAGCCTCTACAGCATTTTCTGATGAGAGACTAAAGGAGAACATTAAAAAAATAGAAAGTCCATTAGAAGCCGTTAAAAAGCTTAATGGAGTTACATACAACTGGAAAGAAACAGGAAAAGCTAGTGTAGGAGTTATTGCTCAAAATATTCAAGAAGTTTATCCTGAGTTAGTAAAAGAAATTTTACCAATCGGAAGTGACGAGAAAAGACTTACCGTAAACTACGATGGGCTTATTGGACTACTAATCGAAACAGTAAAAGAGTTAACTGAAAAGGTTGAAAAATTAGAAAATAAATAAAATGGCATTAACAGGAAATTGCAAAGACATAAATTATACAGACCACGAAACCGATACAGAAGCTGTAAGTATCACTTATCCTGATGGCACAACTAAAGAGATTCAACAACCTGTTCGGGTTAAAAATGAAGTTGATTATGAAAACGTTTATTTATGTATTAAACAAGTAGTAAATCAAAATCTAAATGAAGGCAGTAATTATAGCAAACACATTTATTATCACTACGCCGCCTACGAAAATAAAGAAACAAGAGATGCAGACCAAGAAGATTTTTTGTTTTGGAAAACAGACGCATTCTCTTTAGACCACACTAAAACCTTATATGAACAAGTTTATGAGGTAATAAAAACAACTGAAGGTTTAACTGATTTAATAGACGCATAATATGCCAATTCCAAGTTCAGGACAATTATTTCTAAGAGATACTATTGCTTTAGAGGTAGACGGAACAGATACAGGAACAAATGTATCCTTAAATGTCTTATCCACAGAGGCAGGGTTTTCAGCCCCTAATGGGATGCAGGAATTTTATGACTATAGTAGTGTAGTAGCACCAACATCAACCACCTTGACTTTTACTTCAATCACAAGCAGTCAAGTAAGAGGAAGAGGGCAGGCCTGGCCTTGGCCTAGGCTTGGAGGCGCAGGAGCTATTACCTCGTATGGTTTTTACTTTGGAACAAACTCATCAGGGCCAGGCTCAAACACAAAATATACATTTAGTGGGTCTCCGGCATATATATATTATAACTATTTTACAGGGTTAAATTCGAATACTACTTACTATGCTTGGGCGTGGGCAGCTAATTCAGCTGGCGAAGGTGTTGGGTCAGTAACAAGTGCTGCGACATCACTCCCTTCAAGACCTTATCCTTGGGCAAGAAGCGCTAATTCAAACGGCCAAGATTGTTCCTTCAGTTGGAGCGGTGGCGGCCAAGCTAGGATGACTTCTAATGGGGAATTTGGAATTAGCTGCGGTAACCAAGGCGGTTCATTGCCTAATAACGGGGACTTCTATTTTGCTTCTTATAACGGGTATAGTAATGGGACTACTTCTACATCTGCTTCAGGAAGTGGGTACACTAGCGGAGGTAAAGTGGATGGTTTGTGGTATGGTGGTAAATGTTTAACACTACACTTGCCTGCTACGGGCGGATATGCTGCAGGTTCATTCGGCACTTGTTGGCCTTCTTAATTAAATAAAAATGAATTATACTACACACACAACACAAGGAGATATTGAAGTTGTCTATTATATAACAAAAAAATGAATATAACTGATTTGAAACTATACACACTTAATTTTTTAGCATTAGCTATATCTATGTCTACAATTGACGTTATATTAAAAATAATTCTTTTAACCGTGTCTATAGGATACACTATACACAAATGGTATTTGATGTATGGAAAGAATAAGTAAACATATCTCCTACGAAGAGGGCGTTCATTCTAATACCGCCCTCAGATTAGATATTATAAATACTCCTGGAGCTTACGAGATTTCTAATATGGCGGGTATTGCTCATAATCTATTTGAACCTTTACGATTATATGTTGGTGGAGCTATAAAAATAAGTTCTTTCTACAGGTCTCCAGATTTAAATACTGCTATTGGGGGGAGTTCAAAATCACAGCATTGCCAAGGTCGAGCAATTGATATAGACGATACCTTTGGTTATCTTACAAATGCAGAAATGTTTGAGCATATAAAATCAGTCTTAAACTTTGACCAGCTTATATGGGAATTTGGAGATGATAAGAATCCTAACTGGGTTCATATGAGTTATATTTCAAGTGGGGAGAATAGAGGGCGTGTAATGCGTGCTTACAAGGTTAATGGAAGGACTTCTTATAAAATGATATGAGCACAACCAAAAAACCATTTAAAGATACCGCAGTAGGCAGATTCCTTATTGAAAAAGCTCCATCTATTTTAGGAGTGGTTGGAGATGCTTTTATTCCTGGAAATATAATATCAGAGCTTATCTCTGGTAACAAGGAAATATCCGAAGCAGATAAAGTAATTGCTCTAGAAAAATTAAGAATAGAACGTGCTGAGATAGATGGTATTACCCGTAGATGGGTATCCGATTCTAGAAGCCAAAGTTGGCTTGCTCGGAATATCCGCCCACTAACTTTAGTGGTTTTGGTATTAGCATATGTAGGGGGATGGTTCATGGGGTTAGACACTACCGACACTGCTAGTTTGCTTACGTGGGTTCTATGTGGATATTTCGGAGCTAGAACCGCAGATAAGATAGGAGTAAAATTCCCTGGTAAATAATAATTATTATATTTGTATAAAATCAAATGTAATGGATATTAGAAAAATCTCTGTAGGACCTGACTACAAGTCAGGAGCAATGCATTATTTAGTAGGACAAGAAGTTTTAGGAGGAACACATCAAATTCATTTAATAAAACAAAACACGGATAATGGGTCTATTTGTATATGGATTCAAAAGAAAGAAGAAATCTTTTTATGGAAAGAGTTCAATTCTACCATACCAGTATCACTAGAGTATAACATAAATTTTTAAAACCACATGAGCACAACCGAGTTATTAAATGAATTTAATGTATTGCAAGATAAAAAGAAAAATACCAGTGACTGGATGGAACAATTAGAAATACAAGACCAAATACATGGCATTGAAATGAAGCTGAACGGAGTAAAACCTACCGATTCTAGTATAGACTGTGAGGGCTGTGGCTCATGAGGTCTCCATTTTATTTCATAGTACAGCCTGTAAAAGGCAAAAGGTATAACAACTCAAAAGAAGTTGGAGGTATAAACCTTATAACAAGCACTTCTGAGGAAAACCACATGGCCTCTAACAGAGAAGCTATAGTAATTTCTACACCATTGGGCTATGAAGGAGATATAAGTCCAGGAGACGCGCTCCTAGTACACCACAATGTCTTTAAATTTTATAACGACATGAAGGGTCGTCAGCAAAGCGGTAAGAGCTTCTTTATGGATGACTTATTTTTTGTAGACAACGAACAATTTTTTATGTATAAAAAAGATAAGGAGTGGCACTGCCATGACCGGTATTGTTTTGTAGAGCCTGTTCCTGTTACTGAATCTTTTATAGACAAACCTTTTAAAGAAGAACCTTTAATGGGAAAAATGAAATATTTGAATAAAAAACTTATAGACGCTGGATTAAAACAAGGAGATTTGATTAGCTTTAAGCCTGAGAGTGAATATGAGTTTACGGTAGACGATAAAAAACTTTATAGAATGTATGACCATCAGATAACGATGTCACTATAAAAAATGAGACATTCAATTAAATGTAGTCAATGTGATGAAACTTTTCCTGCGGGATTTGAATATAGAATGCATTGGGAAGATGCTCATTTAGACGGAGCTATAATATATGCAGAAAATAAATTAAATGAACTCAGAAGAATTAAAGATACAGATAATTAGTGCAGGCAGAAAAGCTGTTGAGCAACTAATTAAAGTAGCTAAAGAAGATATTATTAAACACAATCCAGAAGATGATTTAGCTGCTGATAGATTAAAGAATGCGGCAGCTACAAAGAAGCTTGCTATTTTTGATGCTTTTGATATTCTCAATAAGATTGATGCAGAGCAAGAAAATATTAATTTATCAAATAACCCTGAAACTAAAGTAGAAACAAAACAAGGATTTGCAGAAAGACGCTCCAGATAGATTATATACGGTAATTAAAAATTATATACCTAAGGGAGTTCTATCTAATAAGAATAGAGCTAAAACTTGGGCGTATGGTTATAACGAAAAGTATGAGCTTATTGTTATTTCTAAAAGCGGACAGGTCGGAGATGTTATTAAAATATCAAATTTAATTATTGGCCTTCCTCCTGTTTCTAAAGAAATTACAAATAGTCATAAAAAATCTAAGGAACAATATTGGGAGCGTAAAGAATTGCCAAAAGCTCTTTCTAGAATATTCTCTATTTTCCAATGGAATGAGATGCCTTCTAAGTTTAAAACACAGTGGGTTGATTATATTGAGCAGGAATTTGACCGTAGAGATTACGGTTATTGGTTTAATAACAATGGCGAATCAACTTATATTACAGGCTCTCACTATATGTATCTTCAGTGGACTAGTATCGATATAGGATACCCTGATTTTAGAGAAGCAAATAGAATATTTTTTATGTTTTGGGAAGCTTGTAAGGCTGACAAAAGGAGCTTTGGAATGGTTTACTTAAAAATAAGACGTTCAGGATTTTCTTTTATGGGCTCTTCAGAGTCTGTAAACACAGGAACTTTAGTAAAAGATTCAAGGGTTGGTATATTATCTAAGACGGGGTCTGATGCTAAAAAGATGTTTACGGATAAGGTTGTTCCTATAGCGAACAGACTTCCTTTTTTCTTTAAACCTATTCAGGATGGTATGGATAAACCAAAGTCTGAGTTAGCTTTTCGTATACCAGCCTCAAAGATTACCAAAAAGAATATGTATGATTCTATTGACAATGAGTTGTATGGGTTAGATACTACTATTGACTGGAAGAATACAGATGACAACTCTTATGATGGGGAAAAATTACTTTTATTAGTTCATGATGAATCTGGTAAATGGATTAAACCTAATAATATTCTCAATAACTGGCGCGTAACTAAAACATGTTTAAGACTGGGAAGTAAAATTATAGGAAAGTGTATGATGGGCTCAACCTCTAACGCACTAGACAAAGGAGGAGCTAACTTTAAAAAACTTTATGAAGACTCTGATGTAAAGACTAGAAATGCAAATGGTCAAACAAAAAGTGGGATGTATTCTTTATTTATACCTATGGAATTAAATATGGAAGGTTTTATAGACAGACATGGAATGCCGGTTTTGCGAGCTCCGACTGAAAAGATAAAAGGAGTAGATGGAGAATGGATAACTAACGGAGCTATAGACTATTGGGAGGCTGAAGTCGATTCTTTAAAGTCTGATGCAGACGCACTTAATGAATTTTATAGACAGTTTCCAAGAACGGAATCGCATGCTTTTAGAGATGAAAGCAAATCATCATTATTTAATTTAACTAAAATATACCAGCAGATAGACTATAATGATTCTCTTATGATAGACCAACATGTTACTAGAGGTAATTTTTATTGGGAGAATGGAATAAAAGATGGTAAGGTTGCTTTTAGCCCTGACAGTAGAGGTCGATTCTTAATAAGTTGGGTTCCTTCTAAAGCATTACAGAATAGATTTACAGAACGAAAAGGTCTTAAGTATCCTGGGAATGAACACATTGGAGCTTTTGGTTGTGACTCTTATGATATTTCAGGAACAGTTGGGGGTAGGGGCTCAAACGGAGCGCTGCATGGAATAACAAAATTCAGTATGGAAGAAGCTCCGTCTAATGAGTTTTTCTTACAGTATGTGGCTAGGCCTCAGACGGCGGAGATATTTTTTGAAGAGGTTCTTATGGCGTGTGCATTTTATGGGATGCCTATATTGGTAGAGAATAATAAACCCAGACTATTATATCATTTTAAAAACAGAGGGTATAGACCTTTTTCTATAAACCGTCCTGATAAACATTCCTCTAAACTATCTAAAACAGAAAAAGAACTAGGAGGAATTCCTAATAGTTCTGAAGACGTAAAGCAATCTCATGCAGCTGCTATTGAATCTTATATAGAAAAAAATATAGGGTTAGATTTAAACGGAACATTTAGAGGTGAAAATGAAATGGGTAATATGTTGTTTATTAGAACCTTAGAAGATTGGGCTAGATTTGATATAAACAATAGAACCAAATTTGATGCGAGTATAAGTTCCGGCTTAGCCATCATGGCAACACAAAAACATATGTATTTACCCGAGAAAAAACAATCAAAAATAAACCTTAACTTTGCAAGGTATACGAATAAAGGAACTTTAAGTGAATTAATTAGATAGATGAAGGATGTTACAATAGACATTGCATCTGCGGGCTTTCCAAGCCAATTTGTTTCAGATGCTAAAAAAGCAACTGATGAATTTGGCCTACAAATCGGACAAGCTATTCAGTACGAATGGTTTAAAAAAGATGGTAGCCAATGTAGATATTATAATCAATGGAGAGATTTTCATAGACTGAGACTTTACGCACGAGGCGAACAGTCTGTGGCTAAATACAAAAGTGAATTAGCAATAGATGGAGATTTATCTTATCTTAATTTAGACTGGACACCAGTTCCTATCCTTCCAAAGTTTGTTGACGTTGTTGTCAACGGAATGCAAGACCGAGAATTTAAGGTCAAAGCTTATGCTCAAGACGCTCTGTCTCAATCAAAAAGAAGTAAGTATCAAGATATGATTGAAGGTCAGATGGCCGCTAAACCTATCCTTGAAAATATACAAGAACAAACAGGAGTAGACCCTTTTATAATGGACCCTGATGAGCTCCCTTCTAGTGATGAGGAGTTGTCTTTGTATATGAATTTAAATTATAAGCCTGCTATAGAGATTGCTGAAGAAGAAGCAATCGATACTATGTTTGCTGAAAACCATTATAATGATACCCGTAAGAGATTAGATTATGATTCTACGGTTATTGGAATTGCTGTAGCTAAACACGAATTCTTACCAGGCTCAGGAGTTGAAATATCTTATGTAGACCCAGCTAATGTGGTTTATAGCTATACTGAAGACCCTTTCTTTAAAGATTGTTTTTATTGGGGAGAGATTAAAACTCTAGGCATTAGTGAGTTAATAAAAATAGACCCTAATCTTACTAAAGAAGATTTAGAAACAATATCAAAATATAGCCAGAGTTGGTTTGATTATTACAATGTAGCTCAGTTTTATGAAAACGATATTTTCTATAGAGACACCTGCACATTAATGTATTTTAATTATAAGACCACTAAAAAAATGGTTTATAAGAAAAGAATACTTGAGGGCGGAGGTTCTAAAATGATAGAAAAAGATGATGAGTTCAATCCTCCAGCTGAAATGCTTGAAGAAGGGAAGTTTGAAAAAATAGAAAAAACTATAGACGTTTGGTACAATGGTATAATGGTAATGGGAACAAACATTATTATAAAGTGGGAGTTAGCAGAAAATATGGTTCGTCCACAATCTGCTTCTCAACATGCTTTACCAAACTACGTAGCGTGCGCACCAAGAATGTATAAAGGAGTAATCGAGTCTTTAGTTAGACGTATGATTCCTTTTGCAGACCTTATTCAATTAACTCATCTAAAACTTCAGCAAGTAATTGCTAGAGTAGTTCCTGACGGAGTGTATATAGATGCTGATGGATTAAACGAAGTTGACTTAGGAAACGGAGCTGCATATGACCCGTCAGACGCATTAAGACTATATTTCCAAACAGGTAGTGTAGTAGGGCGGAGCTACACCCAAGAAGGAGAATATAATCAAGGTAAAGTTCCTATAACACAGCTCACAAGCAATTCAGGCGCTTCTAAGACACAAATGCTTATAGGTAACTATAACCACTACTTAGACATGATTCGCTCTGTAACAGGCTTAAATGAATCGAGAGACGGCTCTACTCCAGACCCTAATGCTTTAGTTGGTGTTCAAAAGTTAGCTGCATTAAATTCAAATACTGCAACTCGGCATATATTAGATGGAAGTCTGTATATATATAGAACATTAGCGGAAGCTTTAACATATAGAGTTGCTGATATATTAAAATATTCTGACTTTAAAGAAGATTTTATAAATAAGATAGGTAAATATAATGTGAGTATTTTGGGAGAAATCTCTCAATTATACATATATGACTTTGGAGTATTTATAGAACTGTCCCCTGATGAAGAACAAAGAGCTATGCTTGAACAGAACATTCAAATGGCTTTATCTAAAGGAGATATTAATTTAGAAGATGCTATAGATATTCGAGAGATTAGAAATCTTAAACTAGCAAATCAATTATTAAAAGTTAAAAGATTAGCTAAACAAGAGCGTGACGAGAAGACGGCAATGCAGCAGCAAGCTATTACTGCTCAACAGCAATTAAAATCTCAAGAGATGGCAGCGCAAACAGCGATGCAAACAATACAACTTGAGACTCAATCTAAAATGCAAATCAAACAAGCTGAAATATCTTTTGAAATAGAAAAGAATAAAATGGAGGCACAGCTTAAATCTCAATTAATGCAACAAGAGTTTGATTACAACGTGCAATTAAGAGGAATGAGTGAAAACGCTTTAACTCAAAGAGAAGACCAGAGAGAAGGAGCGAAAAGTGACCGTATTAGTCAGCAAAATACTGAACAGTCTAAATTAATTACACAACGTAAAAATAATTTACCACCTCAGAATTTTGAATCTAATGAAGATAGCTTAGATGGATTTGACTTGTCTGAGTTTTCACCTAGATAAATCATGTATGAGTATAAAAATTTTAACCAAATCTTAAATTAAATCAAATGGAAATGAAAGTAAGAGCTCTAGATGGGCCAGAAGAAAAATCAATGCAAGAAGTTGAGCAAGATTTGCTCACTAAGCATGAAGAAAAATTTACCGATACTGAGGAAACAGAAAATATAGAGGTGGTTTCAGCAGAAAAAGAGGAGACCATTAAAGAAACTCCGCCCGTAGAAGAAGAAGAAAACTTAGATGATGTAGCTGAAAGAGCTTACGATTTAAGTGAACAAGACGTTCTTTCATATATTGGAAAAAGATATAATAAGCAGATTAATTCTATTGACGAATTGATAGAGGCAAGAGAAGAATCTGAAGAATTACCTGAAGATGTAGCTGCTTATTTTAAGTATAAAAAAGAAACAGGTCGTGGAATAGAAGACTATGTAAAAATACAAAGAGACTTTGACTCCATGAATCCTGATTCTTTGCTAAGGGAATATTTAACTGCTACCGAAGAAGGGCTAGACTCAGAAGATATTGATTCTCTAATGGAGGATTATGATTTTGACGAAGAACTAGATGAAGAATCTGCAATTAAAAAAACAAAATTAGCAAAGAAAAAAACTATTGCGAAGGCAAAGAGATACTTTAAAGAGCAGAAGGAATTATACAAACAACCCCTTGAGTCAAGACCGGTTGTTAATTCTGAAAGTGAAAATGAAGAATTTCAAGCTTATAAGCAATATTTAGAATCAGCTAACACTCAAAAAGAGGAAGGTGAGGTAAAACGTAATTGGTTTCTTAAACAAACTGAAGAAGTTTTTACTGATGATTTCAAAGGTTTTGATTTCGCGCTTGACGACAAAACAGTAACTTACTCTCCCGGTGAAGCAAGCTCTTTAAAAAAGGCACAAGACACGCCTATGAATTTTATCAACAAATATCTTGATGATAAAGGTCTAATAAAAGATGCTGCTGGATACCACAGAGCTTTAGCTATAGCCATGAATCCTGACAAATTTGCTCAGTTCTTTTTTGAACAAGGCAAGTCTGATGCCACAGAAGAAGTTTTACGTAAGACTAAGAATATAAATATGACTGAACGTAGAGCGCCTGAAGTGACTAATAAAGGAGGAATGCAAGTTAAGTCAGTTAACCCTGATTCGGGACGCGGCTTAAAAATTAGAAGTATTAAAAGAAAATAACAATTAAAAATTATAATTATGGCAGGAGCAGTTCAAGCAGCCCCAGGGTTCGCTTTACAACCAAGTGCGGAACAAGTACCTTTGATTTCGAACTATATTACAGACTTCAATTTCTTAGACCAGTATCTTCCGGATACTTACGAAAAGGAATTTGAAAGATACGGTAATCGTACCGTTGCATCATTTCTTCGTTTAGTAGGCGCTGAAATGCCTTCTAACTCTGACCTTATCAAATGGGCAGAACAAGGAAGATTACATACTAAATACACAGATTGTACTACAGCACAGGCTTTAGCGCCAGGAGTTACAACTGCAACTTTTACTATCAATGACACTTTAATTCCTAATACAGGAAGTATCGCTGTTAGAGTTGGTCAAACTGTAGTTATCTCAGGAAATGCAGGAGAAGGTCTTCATAAAGCTGTTGTTATTGCTGTAGCTACTGGTGCGGGAACAATTGATGTTGCTTTTTACGGAGCTGATTTTGTAAACGCTGCTGCTGTAAATAAATACACAGTGTTTATTTATGGTTCAGAATTTAGAAAAGGAACAACAGGAATGGATGGCTCTTTAGAGGCAGACGATGTATTCTTTTCAAACTCTCCTATTATCATAAAAGACAAGTACGCTGTTAGCGGGTCTGATATGGCACAAATTGGATGGGTAGAGGTTCAAACTGAAAACGGAGCTAATGGATACCTATGGTATTTAAAATCTGAGCATGAAACACGTTTGCGTTTTGATGATTACCTAGAGACTTCAATGATTGAAGCTGTACCAGCGCTTGCTGCGTCTGGAGCTGCAACTCAAGCTGTCAACACAAATGTTGGTAACAAAGGGTCTGAAGGTATTTTCTATGTAGTAGAAAACCGTGGTAATGTATGGGGTGGAGGAAATCCTGTAGCATTAGCTGATTGGGATGCTATTATATCTCGTTTAGATAAGCAAGGTTCTATTGAAGAAAACGTAGTTTTTGTTGATAGAGACTTTGGATTTGACATTGACGATATGTTGGCTGCACAGAACTCTTATGGAGCTGGTGGTACTTCTTATGGTCTTTTTGACAATGATAAGGAAATGGCCTTAAATTTAGGATTCACAGGTTTCCGTAGAGGTTATGACTTTTACAAGTCTGACTGGAAATACTTAAATGACCCAACTATGCGAGGTGGTTTACCTACAGGAGCTAATTCAGGACGTGTAAACGGACTATTAGTGCCAGCAGGTTCTACTACTGTATATGACCAGATTTTAGGTAAGAATGCTAAACGACCTTTCTTACATGTTCGTTACCGAGCATCTGAAACTGAAGATAGACGTTACAAAACTTGGATTACAGGTTCTGCTGGCGGAGCTTCAACTTCAAGCTTAGACGCTATGGAAGTTCATTTCTTGTCTGAGAGAGCTGTATGTACTTTAGGTGCAAACAACTTCTTCTTATTCCAGGAGTAATATTTACTAAGGGGGGTTTAACCGCCTCCCTTTTTTTTAAATCTAATTAAATTCTATTATAATGAAAAATACTATAAAACTTGTAGACAAAGTCTACAAACTCACAAGAGCTGCAGCTCCTCTATCTTTTATGCTGCCTACAAGACACTCAAGAAGATTTCCTTTATTATGGTTTGATGAAGAAAAAGGTGAAAACCGAACACTTCGTTATGCTCGTAATCAAAGGTCTCCTTTTGAAGATGAACAAGATGGAAATGTAATCATGGAGCCCATTATCTTTGAGGACGGATTTCTATTTGTTCCTAAAAATAATCCTGTATTACAGAAGTTTTTATATTATCATCCTTTAAATGGAAAAAGATTTGAAGAAGTAAATGAAGAAAAAGACGCTTCTGAACAAGTATCTCAATTAAACTTTGAAGTCGATGCTTTAATTGAAGCTCGAAAATTATCTGTTGAACAAGTAGAGACCATAGCTAGAGTTCTTTTAGGCTCTGACACTTCTCAAATTACAACAGCTGAATTAAGAAGAGATATATTAATTTATGTAAAGCAAGACCCGAAGAGTTTCATGAAAATGATAAACGACCCGATGCTTAAATTACAATCTACTGTTCATTTGTTTTTTGACAAAGGATTATTAGGGTTTAGAAATAATCAAAAAGAAGTATGGTTTAATACATCATCTAATAAAAAGAAGATGCTTACTGTACCTTTTGGTGAAGACCCTTATTATATAACTACCTCATATCTTCAAAGCGATGATGGTATAGAGGCTTTAAAAATGCTAGAGAAACTATTAGCATCTAACTAAAACATCTCATAGAGAAAGTTTTAAATCAGTAAATAAAGAAGAGGGCGACAAAAAATTGACCTCTTTTTTTTTGTTTATCTTTGTAAAAAACAAAGCGATGATAAACGCTGTTAGAAATACAGTACTTGCTATCTTAAATAAAAACAATTACGGTTATATATCTCCATCGGATTATAACCTATTTGCTAAGCAAGCACAATTGGATATTTTTGATGAATACTTTATAGGATATAATTCTCAAATCAACAAAGAAAATTCAAGAGTCTCTGGCACTGGGTATGCAGATATAAAAAAAGGATATGAAGAGGTTATAGATACTTTTTCAGTAACTGGAGCTTTATCTAAAAGTTCACAAAACGAATATACAACTCCGACTTCCGCTACAACAGGTTCAGATTATTATCTTTTAAATAAAATATTAATATATAGTGTAGTAACTTCATCTGGAACAACCACTAGTATAGGCGGAGGCAACACGGAGCTTATAGATGCCGGAGCAACTTTTATAACTAATGAGGTAAAACCAGGAGATGTTGTTTCTGTAATATTAGCTAATTCAGTAGTTACTAACCTAAGCGTGGTTTCTGTAACCAATGAAACAACTTTAGTTGTTAGTGTAGCTTCTTTACTTACTGCTAATATTCTTTATTCTATTTATAAAAAAGTTAATTTAAAAAATGAGGCAGAGCGAGTAACCCATAGTAAAATTACTATGCTTAATAAATCATTACTTACTACTCCAAATACAACATACCCTGCTTACACGCAAGAGGGGAGCATACTAACTTTATATCCGGATACTGTATCTACTATAGGGCAAGTGGTTTCCCAATACATAAGGTATCCAAAAGACCCTAAGTGGACTTATATCTCATTAACTGGTGGAGAGCCTATCTTTGACCAATCTCAGACTGATTATCAGGATTTTGAATTGCCTCCGGATGATGTGAATAATTTAGTAGCGAGAATTTTACAATACGCAGGAATGTCTATTAGAGAAATAGCTACAGTACAATTTGGTAAAGCATTAGAACAATCAGAAAACCAAGAACAACAATAGCATGGCATATTTATCACAATATCAATATTACGAAAATGCAGGGTCTGCTCCTACTGATAAAAATTGGGGGTCATATCAATATGTTAGTCTAGAAGATATAGTAAATAATTTTGAGCTAATGTATTCTGGAAATCATTCTTTGATTAATAATGAAGAAAGATATAAGATATTATTTCTC